TCTGATACACGAGCTGATATGCCTGTCGGAAGTCCTTGAACTTACCGCTCTCGTCAAGTTCCAAGAGCCACATATCGATGCAATCGGAGAGGTTATCGAGGATGATGTTGTCATACTTCTTGCTCTGATAACCGGCTCTGTATGCCTCCACGAACTCGTTTACGGCGCTTACGTTGATGATATCGAGGTTCGGTCTCTCGAAGTTTTGCAGAACGATACTGCTGTTGTCGGTACAGATTAGGAGGTTTCTCCCTCTGTTCGGTGCTGCCACGAGTGTGGAGTTCACTGTTTTACCTCCACCGCTATGGCTGAAAAGTAGTGCGTTTGCCATGTTTTGCTCCTTTCTTATTGCTATTTGAAATATTAGGGTCAAATAAAAAACGCTTTAGCTTCTTGCTTCTGCGCTTTGCTCATTCCGAATAGGTCTGTATCGATGGGTTCCGTGATAATCTTCGTTGCGGTGCAGTAATCGCAACTGTACTCCTCGCAACGCTCCGGCTCAGCTTCACCACGCTTGATGGCTGCGAAGTGTGGCAGGGTTTTCTCGACCTTTTCTAAGGCGATATCCATGTTTGTTTGGCTGATTCTACCCACTTCCAAGTGAGCAGGTTTTTCCTTGGTAGCCACGACGAAATAGAACGGCAGCTTTTCACCTGTGTTTTGTCGCACGATTTCCTGGTAGCAAGCCGCCTGGATATCGTACCCCCAGTAGCTAATCATCGGCTCAAACAGATTCGGAGACCGAAGGCTCGCCATATACTTCAGATCAGCGATAAACTCGCCAGGTTTGTAGCTGTCCATCTTGATCTTGAATGGAACACCAGCTATTTCGCCCGTCATAATCCCTTGGTTCTCTCCGTCGAGGTACTTCATCATCAACGGCTGCGCCTTAACTCTTGCGACGGTTTCTGAGGCTTGCAGAACGTCAGCGTAGGGTTCGCCGTTCTTCTTAAACAGTTCCAGGCGGTTTTCTTCGATGAACTTCGCTCTCGATTCGGGAGTGCCTGTCAGCATTTCATCAACGTAAGAACCGAGGATCAACGCTCTCCCCTTCTCAGGTGCGTACTCGCCACGGATTTTCGCCATAGCCATCGCAGGGCATTTAAGGAAGTCCTTGTACTGAGAAACACTGAAATACTCGCTGTTGGCTTTCGGGCCATAATAATTACGCTGTGTTAATTTCATTCGACCACCTCGGCGATCTCGTGCATAGAGTCCATACATTCTTCGCAGTATGTCTCTTGCATCACACGGTAAAACCCGTCTCCCTCGTAGATCATCTCACCACACTCGGAGCAGATGAACACCGTGCGAGGATCAGGAGCATTGGGACACCCTGCAAGATGTGGGGAATGATGGCAAAATTCGCACATTTTACTTGACTCCTTTCAAATTTTTCTTGCTTTTCATATTGCTATATGCTATAATAGCTTTCGTGTGAACACCCACTCGATATCGAAGTTATTGAAATATTTGCAAATGCCCAAAACTTCGGTTAACTTCATATCAGAAATCCCCTTTAACCGGCGATACATAGTGGTATCATCGACCTTCATTTCTTTTGCGAGGTCGCGGTAGTCAATACCCCTCTCCTCCATCAAAGAATCGAGGTTAGGATAAACAGACTTCATTTTACACCTCCTTCGAACAATATTGCTATTTGAAATATTGCTATACTGAAATAATAAACCCCAAGTTTCTTTTTTGCAAGAGGTAATTTTACAAATAGCAATATTTTGACTTTATCACCAAACGAGAGTATCTTGTTTTATATAAAATAAACAAAAATATACGGAGGTTCATCGTGGACACTAACGAAAAGAATAGATTTAATGCAGCTTTTGGAGCATTTATAAAAGAGGCTCGAATGAGAAAAGGACTTCTCCAGTTCGATGTATGTCGCAACGTTGGTCTTTCTCAGGGCTACTACTCTCTTATAGAATCCGGTGGAAGAAATGTTGACTTGCAAGTGGCTTTCAAAATCTGCAAATTTCTGAACTTGGATATGGGCGAATTTATGAGAAACTATAAATAAAAAAATAATCCCCCGTGGTGTTTACCACGGGGGATTATTATATCATAACATATATTATAATATATAACATAACATAAGTTATAATTTATCTTATGATATATGTTATGTTACTGCTCTAAACCTTTAGAAATAAGGTAATCTGCCAACTTCGAGACGCTTACTTTGTTGGCTTTTGCCGCCTTTTTTAGCTTCTCTATCGTGTCCTCTCGCAGCGTGAGAGACACTCCCTTGGTCAGTGGTTTCTTGACTTCAAGACCTTCGATCACCACGCCACTTGTGGCTGGAGAAGAGGAGGGGGGAGGTGTTACCTCGGTTGTTTTAGTAAAACTTTTCGGGTCGAAATCCAACCCTAGCGCGTTCGACTTTGCCGCGTTTTTTGCCACGTCAATTCGCCTCCTTCAAAAGTTCGTCTATGAAATCGTTATAATCTTTCGCTGTGTTACACTGTGGAGCAAAATCATACAAACATTGACGAGCTGCCTGTGCCTTACGAGCGTCGATGCTCTCACGAATCTTCGTATCGAAAATCTTGGTTCCCATCAACTCTGCATACTCCGGCAAGACATCATCAACAGCTTTTGCAAGTGTCGTTTCCTTACGGTGTTTTACAGAAAGAAGACCAGCAACATTCAGATTAGGGTTTGTAAACTCTCTAATATCGTTGATGGTGTCGTTCAACTGCACAAGACCGTGGAGACCATAGCGATCAGACGTAAGAGGAATAACCAGCGTGTCAGCAGCCGTCAAAGCATTTGTAAGCAGAACAGAGAGCGCCGGTGGCGTGTCGAGAATAATATAGTCATAGTTAGGTGCAATAGAAACAAGCCCCTTACGCAATCTATACGCAGCACTCACGCCATCCAAGAGCTTACTGGCATCCTTTAAGTTAGGATCACCAGCCACAATGTCACCCATCTCCACGTGCTGGATGCAATCTGCGTCACCGTTCACGAGAAGGTCGTAAGCTGTACCCACGCCATCAATCTCAGCCTTGTATGTATCTGTCGCGTTCGCCTGCGGGTCTAAGTCTATGAGTAAGGTTTTTTCCCCTCTTTTTGCGAGACCCGTTGCCAACGCCATCGCTGTGGTCGTCTTACCGATACCACCTTTTTGATTTGCTACCGCTATAATTTTCATATGATCCCCCTTGTATTATGATATATTTTATAATATATCTTATGGCATATCTTATGCTATGTATTATATTATATATTATATTATACTTTGTCAAGCTTGGTTTATCGCTACTATCTTGAACTTTAAACTATGTTCCGTTTACTCAATAGGGGGAAAGGACAGACCACGCCATTAGTCCACACCTTGGAGTATCTTCGCTAACCGCGCTCACGCTTGGTCGCGTCCCGAACGAGGATCGAGCCAGCTCGACCTCTTATCGGGCCTCTTCATCAGTGGTGATTCTACTAAACGTAGAGAATATTTATCTCTAAAAGTGCTTGACAAATCTGGGGGAGAGGGTCAACATCATAGGCTGGGTTTGAGGGTTCAAGAGGGCAGAGTAAGACCGACGAATCGGTCTTTACCCACAAAAATCTACGATTCATAGTCTTGGGAATCGGGACTTTCGATTGACTCTCTCGTAATTCAATCAGCCGTTCAAATCCACTCACATCCCGCCAGGGCGTTTTGAGATCATCACCGATACTTCCATCCAATCGGCATTAGCTGAAGGCGACACACTGGAACGTCCTCCGCATAGCATATTATTTAACCACGGTGCTGTCAGCCGTGCTGACGACAGTACGCAACGTGGAGAGAGTATCACACGCACTGCCGGAATGTCTTCAGCCACACTTCGTTTCGGTTCATTCAGTCCAACATTTTTTAACGAGGTTGTTGTAGTGTGGGTACCATCCTCGCGACAATATTCAGTTTAATAGGCGAAAAAGCGCACTTGACAAAGCCCATCAGAACTGATATAATGTCAACACTAAATGGGCCTTCAAAAAGGCAAAGCTTCGCCGCACCCTACTAGCGTTGATTTTTTGCCAGAAAAACCATAGCAGGGCGTTATGGAGCTGTATTCGGTTTTAAAAAAGGGAAACGACAGGAGCTGGTTGCCAGACCGGCTCTTTGTTATTTTGTCGAACAATACGAAAAGCCGACTCGGATCACCCCGAATCGGCTCGAAATTTACGAAATTCGTAAAAAAGATGCTACTTTGCCCTTGACTTTTCGTTCCACCATGTTAGAATAGTAGTACGGATAAGTCGTATGCGCAAAGGCGCTGCCGGATCGGTTGGTGCGATCCTAAGTTCCGCATCAGTGTTGGAAGCACTTTTGCGGATGTGACTTATTCATAGACCTCCGAGAGATCGGGGGTCTTTTTTTGTCCGCTGTCGTTGGGACTACTATACCAAAAAGTTTTCCACAAATCAATACTAATTTTTCAAAATTAAGCACATATTGTGGAAAACTATCGGAAAGACCCCCTCCATGTAGAAGGGGGTCTCTTTATTTTGCCCGATATTCGCCGCCTCGGAGCAGGGCGGTGAGGAGGGAGCAAGGGGCGATACTATGCTCACGCGCACAGGAATCGCCGTATTCCCGCACAGGAGGCTCACCATTAGCGTTCAGCCTGTGCGGGGTGTAATTCCATACCCTCGGATTACGGGGCGAAATCGCTGGCGAGTTTCTTCACGCCACTGTAGAGTGCGTTGTACTTCTCAAAGAGAGCGTCGTATTCTGCGCGATTTACCGTATCAATGCCAATTGCCATATACGGGTCAACGAACGTTACGCCGAGATAATCGCACATACCTTGTACTGCACTACGGGCAACATCACGCATATGGCTGTGAAACCACTGCGCATCTTCGGGGTTGTCGTGGAATACGTGTTCCTCGTAGAAGCTAACTGCGGTAGGAACGCGCAACTCGTACAAGTCAGTTCGGCGATTGAGCGTAATTGCACCATCGTACACTCCTTTGCGCCGTGCAATCATGTATGCTGCCAGCTTCTCACCGCGCTCAGAGCCGTCGTAGATGATGGGGCGGCATCCTTTAGCCTTGCCCGTTCCAACGCCGTCAGCAAGGTTTGTGGAGGCGTTGGTGTGGGAGACATAATGAATGTCTGCTTTCCACTCGTTACTCTCTTTGACCGCTTGCTTCATCAGCGCAGTACCGTCCTCCGAGGACTTGGGCACACGGCGCGGGCCACGCTTCCACTCAATGCCGCAGGCGGTGAGAAACTTCTCCACCTCGTCCATGTAAAGGTTGTTGTGGGTGGTTTCATCGCAGCCGTTAATGGCGCAGGGGTTAAATCTGTGATATGGAGGCGAAAGATAGACTTTAGCCATCCACCGTCACCTTCTTGTTATAAAGCTCGGTATGCACACGGTTTACTGCACCCTCGATAGCCGCAGAAACTTCCGCATCGGTAAACTTAAAGCCCTTCTCCTTCAGCAGATTCACCACATACTCCTTCTTCTTGTGACCGTCAAGGGAATCGTAAAGCTGCTCGGCAGCGAGAACGCCGATATCCACCCACTGGAGAAACTCGGTCATCTTTTCGTTGCCCAGCTTGCGCTTGAGCCAAGGGATAACAAAAGTGGTGATGACGGTTGCCATTAGAGCGATAATGGCGTTCAGCAGTTCAGTAATCTCAAAGTTCATAATATTTTCCTCCTTTTTATTTATGAAAATCCTCCAGGTCACTAATCCGATTATTGGCGACCCGAATTTTTTCCTCGTCGATTGCTACCCGCTCTTCGAGCCGGTAAGTGCGCTCGATAACCTCGTTGTGCTTGTTCACTTTACTTTCAAGCTGTTCAAGCCGATAAGCGACCAGCGCAGTGGTTTTCTTGTTGGACATATACGAACCGCCCAATGTACCCACAAGGGCGAGAACCGCGATGACGATCTCGACAATGTAATCCATTACGTTGCCACCTCCGTCCAGCCGTACACACCGGGCTCGTAGGTGTTGGCGTCAATGTCGCTCGTCCAATGCTTATCATTGTGGGAGACCTTGGCCCCCATAGCATAAGCATCGTGCGCGCCCGTAGGCTGCACCCATGCAGGCCACTCTTCGGCAGGATCGTGAGCCTTCACCCACAGGCTGACCGCCACATCGGGAGTCCAATCATCCTGCGAGGTATGAGCCATGATGCACTTGTAGAGCTGCCCCTCATACTGCCGCAAAGCATCAACTGCGTACTCCACGCCGGATGCCCACGCCTCGAAAAGCTCACTGTGCTGAGAGGCCGTCTCAGCGTCCACGTTGCCCGCCTCGGCCTGTTCAATGAAAGTAGCCGTGGTGAAGTCCGCGCTCTTGATCTGGTTGAGCTGATTGATGATAGTCGCCACCTCTTGGTATTCCTCCAAACCAGCACAGAAAAGGCATACCATCACGTTAGGCACAGCCCGCAGAGGGAGAACGTGCCGCAAAGGTGCGTTGGTGTAGGCGTTGACCACAGCGCACTCGTCCGTAATCTGCGCCGCCACCTCTTTGGCGTATTCCGCCGAAGCATCTACGCCGTTATGCAAAACTGCTGTTCTAATGTTGATCATGCGACATCCTCCTCCATATATTGATCGTAGGTCTTGACTGCGGTTGTGCCGATGGTGCCTGCTGTACCTGCGGTCGGGGGGTAGGTGTCGCGAGCGTCAAAAGTACCTGCGCTGCCACCGTTAACATTCAGTGTCCCTGTGTTAGAAATATCACCTTTGTGGCAGATGAAAATGCGACCGCCACCGCCGCCACCGCCAGGGCCACCTGCACCCCAGCCAACAACTTGTTCGTTCGCACCAGTACCGCCGTTACCACCGTTACTTCCAGCGCAATCAACCGTGCCGCTGATAGTAAGGTTCCCACCGACAAGTAAAATGATGACACCGCCACCGTAGTTGCCTGCACCACCACCTGCACCGACAAAGATGCCACCGGAGTACCACTGGCCATTGCCACCTGCGGTACCTGCACCGGTACCACCTGCACCACTTGGGGCCGCAGGAGCGCCATATGCGCCACCGCCTCCACCGCCGTAGCTACCTGCATTGCCGAGTGCGCCGGTCATAACTGAGGCACCGCCGACAAATATCTCGGAAATGGCTGTTGTGATGTTTGCAGAAGAACCACCATTGCCGCCGTATATAGTTCCGCTGTTATGGCCTTGACCGCCGCCGCCGCCACCTGACCATCCGCCACCATAAAAGCGACCAGCCATTCCAGTGCCGCCAGCGCCTTTGGTGTTAACACCACTACCATCACCACCGTCACCACCATCTCCAGCAGTGCCACTCAACATGGACGCAGGATAAGCGGAAAAATCTACCTCGTCACTATCAAGAATCGTCTTGCAGCTCATCTTGTTTACCAGCGTACCCGCAATGGTACAATCACCCTTAACCCGCACAATCATTCCGCAGTTGCGGTTGCCTGCAGAGACGGTCACGCCCTCGGGGATAGTCAAACTCTCAAAGTTCTTGACGATCATCCCCGTGTCCTCGGTTTCAGCGAGCCATTGGGTATCTGCCGAGATGATCGCTACACCGTCAGAACCGTCACCGAAGATAGCGGGGGCTTTAGTGCCGCCGCCCAGCGTGATAGGATTACCAATAATCATTCCGCCACCTCCGTCGTTTCAATTTCAGGAGTATCGAGGGCTGAAGCATCCATCTCGGTCACAGTGGCTTGAATAGCCATATCGACCGTAGGAGCTGCACCCAAAGCATAAGCAGTAAGAACCCCGTTGTCGTTTGCTACATACAAGGCGCTCACACCATCCTCAATCATAGCGGTGAGCGTTGCTGCGTTTGGTTGAAGATCTACCTTGCTCTGTGGGGTAACGCCATCAATACTCACAACCTGCGTATACGTCTCGTCGCCCGTCCACGCTGCCGCTGACAGCATAATGGAGGCGAATTTTGCGGGTGCTGTTACGCCGATGTCAGCAGGGGAGAGGGGAGTGCCATCTGCCTTTTTCAGTGCGCCCTCCACGTACTTCACATCGTTGCAGCCTTCGGCAAGGCAGTGCTCTGGCTCCATATACGTACCGTCGTAGGTGAAGCCAGAGAAATCAACGATGCCGTCAAACGCTACGATCATTACAGCGTTAGCGTCGTAAGCGTGGATAAAATCTGCGCCTTTTACGGCGTGGTCTACTTCATACGAAAGATCGCCATAAGTAAGAATTGCCATGCTTCCACCTCCTTAATAACTAGGGATGCTTGCCTGAGAACCGGAATAGATGCGACCACCAGTATCCGTGAAATACTGCGCACCTGTTACAGAGCTAGAATCTACGCCAAACGCACAGATCCCGCCCAACGTACTCGCAAACGTAACCTTATTACCGCTTCCCGCAATGTTTGTAACATAAATACGTGAACCGCTCGTGGAAACCACAGCGTAGTTCGTGGTGTTGTTTATGGTCAAAGTGCTTGCAAACACCACGTCCGAAAAGTTGGTCGCATACACACCGTAAGCAGCGCCGTTCGTCGTTACAGGTGCAGTTACGCGAACACCGGAGGAAACAACGTGGAAAAACCCACTGGAAATATTAAGCGCGATGTTCGTAATCTCCAACAGTTTTACATTGTTTGCTTCAAGCCCATTAACATTAACGCCAGCGCCCTCTGCTCCAGTAATTCTCACTGTGCCATTACCAAAGTTAGCGACCAAAACACTTTCCGCGTATGTTCCAGCAGCTACAATGATTGCCGCTGTAAAACCATTCAAGTTTCTCGGAATAGTAGCCAGTGCCTTGTTAATCGTCGCATACGGATTCGCCTCGCTACCATCGCCAACGCTATCACTACCTGCGGTGGACACATAAACAGTTCTGTTAGCTGTCAGACCGCTTGCTTCCTGCATCGCGTTCAGATTCCGCGCGTTTACAGGCGTTCCCACCACGCTGGGGTTATCCGCACGTTCCACCGTGGCGTAATAAGGGTCGCCGGTTTCGGGAGTGATCTTCATTCGATTCGGATAAGTTGGAACTCTATCTTCCCAATTAACTGCCATTGTTTAACCTCCTTACTCCCCACAGTAGACTTCACCACAGCGAGTCCAGCTATAAATCACCGTCTCTATGTCAGTGAGGATTTTTTCAATATCGTTTGCCTTGACGTATGTAAAGCGCTGCATACTTTCGGGTGCGTTCGGTGTGCCAGTTAAGCCCTGACACACCGTTTTCAGTTTTTGTACATTCGCAAGATACCGCGCCGCATCAGCCTCGGTGGGGACATTCGTTGCGCTCCACGTCGTTACGGTATCCACGGAAACGCCCAACATCGACGCGATTTCTGCGACAGCGCTCTCTACACGGTTAAAATCCATGTAGTTATACGCACCCTTCATACCGGCAAGCCATTCGGCTTGTTCTTCTGTCGTCCATGTCCCCGTCTTGCCTTTTGCGGCAAGTTCTTTCACGCGGTTCACGTCCGCTTGCGTTCTATCGGTTATCAGCTTCATTTATACTTCCCCCGCATAGAGTTCGCCGCAATATGCCGCAGGAATAGGATCGAATTTCGTTACTCGACCGGTATAAGTTCCCTTGAACGCTCCAGTGAACTCGTATTTAATGTTTGTAATAACAACAGCGTTGCAAACACCGTACTTGGTATCCACAGTTACCTTATCGCAAACATCCAAACGAGGATCTGCACGGAAGTCGCCGCTGATCGTCTTACGCTCTTCCAACGCGGAGCCTACCCACTTCGCCACACGAGAGGCCGCTACATCCGTGGTAATAAGCGGGTTATCTACGGTCTGTATCTCGCCGTTTCCGCTCACATTGAGAGTATACGACTCTTCGCCGTAGGAAACCTTAACCGCTTTCAACGGCTTAGATAGCGTTACTTCCGGATACGAATACGACTCGTTTTCCGTGATGTTGTAGCCAGACAGTGGAGCTTTCAGCGGTTCGATACGCAACACACCGTCTCGATCTTGGTAGATAACGCAGTTGCCAGCGTTTGCTACCATCTGCAAAATCTCGGCCTGCTTATACTCTGTCGTGTCATCCGAGAAATCCGTGTAAACGCCTTGCAAGGTGCTGTCGAAGTGTACTTTCGCACCATACGGCAGATTCGCCTCCGCTATTACAGCGTTCGCAATATCATACAGCGTTCCCGCCTTAATACCTGTGTAGGGAACATCGATGATAAATTCCAGCATATCTCGTGCTGTGAAAGTAACCGCTAAACCATTCGACGGAGTGTTCCACTCCGTAAGATAAAACGTGCCCGCTTTAATCCACTCAATGTTGCCATCAATATCGAAACCATATCGCACCTGGATTCGCTGACGTTCTACTAGGTACTTCACGTAACCATCGGGATTCAAAGGGTTCCACAAGCCGCTGGAATTTTCCAACGAGAACGTAATACTGTTCTTCGGCAGCTCACCAGCCACCATGCAACCAATCTGCTCATGGGAGTATGCGGTAAGCTCCGCTTTTGTGTAGGTTACATACACTCCGAGAACTACCTGCTCGACACGCGCTCTTCGATAGGGGAGACACCAATCGAGTGCCTGAATAACCACCGAATCGTAGTTCTGAATGTCGAGTGTTACAGACGAAATAACTGTGGTGTTATCGGTTACTGTCGTTGTCGCTACCACTCTGCTCCCGTTGTACGCAGTTACCTTAAAGCGCGTAGGGAACTCGTTATACTCGGTACTCCACGTAATCGTAACACCCTGAATAGGCTGTGCGTGTACCGCAGGGAGATCCACCGTAAGCAGCGGATCACTGTCATCGCAGAACGTGTCACTCACATATCCAACGTTCTCGTGAGACACGCTATCTCCGAGAAGGGAGGACGTTCCATCGAGAAGCCACTGGTTCAGCTCAAGCGTGGCGTATTTCTGATATACGCGACTTGCATCGATAACTGTAATGGTATCCAAGTCAGAAAATGCAGATTGATTTTCGGACAGGGCTACAGCTTCGTCCTGTAGCCCGTCCTCAGACACGAGATAAGAAATCTCTACAAACCCTTCCGGAGCAAGCCGGTCGCGCTGTTTCAGCTTCCAAGCATCAGAAACCGCAATCATCGACTACACCTCCACCAACGCCAAGCTGCAATCCGTGAAACCCATAACCTCACCAGTTTCGGGGTGTCTACGCCACATTCCAGCTTTTCTGTCGCCCACATACATCTGCTTCGTCACATACGAGGCCGTCGTTTGGTCAAAAAAGCGGACGGTGCTATAAAAGTTCGTGTCGAACGGCCCAATAATAGATGCCCACTGTTTCGCTGTGAGGTAGCGCCATTTCACCTCGATTTTGCTCACGCCGGAGCGAATGACGCTACCCACAACATAACCCTTGACATTTCGCGCACTGTCTACCAGCGTACTGGTATTGGCGCTGTACTCAGAAGGCTCAGGCCATTCAACGTTATTTACCGTAATAAGAGCCGTCATTGGCTTGCACCTCCTGTTTTAATAGCTATACACCTGCTGTCCCATGAAACGCACACCGCGCTCCTTTTGGTGCTTCTCTACGCTTGCGGTAATCTGCTTACCATCGAGATACACGTTGATGCTCTGCTCACTAGAACCGTTATTAGCCGCGTTCATAGCGGAAACAACCGCGCTGTAAACACCCTGCGAAACAGCCGCCACAATCTGATCATTGTTAGCCACAGCCGTTCTACCGTTGATGCTACCGACCAACTCAGGGCCAGCCTCACGAGCAATAAACATCTCGCCGGTATTCACGAAACCACCGTTTGCGCGAGTCGTGATTCCGTATGCTGCACCAAGCGCACCAACAATAGAACCAACTCTCTCTGCATTGTCGCGGGCGGTTTTAAGCGTTTCGTTTCTCGTAACAACAGTATGTACCGTAGTAATCTCTCTAGGAATGTCGTTCAGAGCAGAGATGATTTCGTTGATGGCATCAACGCTTCCGTCGCGCATTTCCTTGAACATATCGATAGTGTCAGTGCAAAACTCCTCAATCTCACTAACCAGTTCATCGAGAGATTCAAGCACATCATCCAAGATGGTGTTGCACGAGTCAGTGATCCAGTTAAACAGATCCTCCGCAGAAGTAATCACTTCATCCTTGGAGGCGTTGCACGAATCGGAAATCCAACCGAACAGTTCCTCTGCACTAACCTTAAACTCGTCAACGAACTGCTGAACGCCGTCCTTTACATTGGCGCCAAACTCACGAATCTTCTCGTGAAGTTCACTCAACAAATTCGTGAAATGATCCGTAATGCAATCAGTACACGTAAAGGCGTTATACAAACCGTCTACGCAGTAATCGCCAAGCTCTTCAAACTCGACGGAAGGGGAGTGGATACCGAGAACGTTCTTAACACTGTTAAGAACACTGTTTCCCCAAGACTTCGCCTTGCCCCAAATATTGCCGAGACCCTCGAACAATCCGTCCAGCGCATCCTTGCCAAGCTGTTTCCACTTACTTACAGAGAACACGTCCTTAGCCGCGTTCCACACAGCATTAAATTTGTTCTTCCAATAGCTCAGAGTGAACTTCGGAGCCACGTTGGATCTGAACCAAGATACGATCGAAGACCACAGGTTCGTGATCGTTGTCTTTACGCTGTTCAGCTTCGTGGAAACGCCCTGCTTGATACCGTCAATCTTGTTGCTCCAATACAACTTAGTGAACTTGGGTGCGACATTAGTTGAGAACCAAGACTTGATGGCGTTCCATTTGCTGGAAATCGCGGTTCTTACCTCGTCGAGTTTCTGCGTAACACCCTGTTTGATACCGTCCCACTTGGCTTTCCAGTATTCCTTCGTCAGCTTAGGAGCAACATTCGTTTTGAACCACGACACGATTGCGTTCCACTTCTCGCTGATATTAGATTTAATCTCAGTGAGCTTTTCTACGGTTGCTTTACGTGCCTCTTCCCATTTCGCTACCCAAAACGCTTTCGTGAATTTCGGCGCAACGTTGGTCTGCCACCATTTTTTGATGTTTTCCCAAGCACTGGAAATACCGGACTTCAAGCCTTCAACGATATACTTGCCGATCTCGGCAAAAACCTTAGAAGGGGAGGCGATGCCCAACGCATCCTTAAAGCCCTGCACGAATCCGTCAATGAACTCGCCAACACCTTTCCAGAACTCGTTCCAAGAATCCTTGATACCCTGCAAGATTCCCAGCACGATCTCGACACCGATCTGTTTCATGTCGCCTATCCACGCAGGGAGTTCCACGAAAAAGAACGAGAACAAACTGGAAAAGAACGCGGGGATTTCTTCGGTAAAGAACGAAAGTACGCCAGAGAAAAACGCGGGAACCTTCTCGCTCCAAAACGTATTCCACTTCTCTTTCACGTCGTCGATAAACTCAGGGATTTTTTCCTTAAAAAACGTAGGAAGCGTATCTGTCCAGAATGTGTTCCACCCCTTCTTGATGTTCTTCCACGTTTCAGAGAACCATTCACCGGCGTTCTTGAAGGCTTTACCTACACGCTGACCCATGTTGTAGCCGATGCCAGCCCAATCGATAGCGTCGATGTCTGCCTTCAAATCATCGAAGAAACCGATAATATCGTCTCTCACGCCGGAAAACCAATCCTTCACATTGCCCATAGCTTTGCGAACGATTTTGCCGAGGTCGAACTTTTCCCACCATTTTTGTACCGCTTTCTTGACTCCACTGAACCATTTGGGCACAGATTCCGTGAAAAACTTTTTCACTTCATCCCAATGAGTAGCCGCCCAAATTGCAGCCACAATAGCCGCGATGATCGCAGCCACAATAGCCGCAGCCCAACCCACGCTCACACCAAGCGCAGAAGCGACAGCACCAAGCGCGGTCGTAATGGCAGAGGTAATAGCGGGTACAAGAGTGCTACCAATCCACGAAGCGGCAGAGGTAACGGCAGAAGTCAAAGCCGGAACAAACGTGGCTGTAATCCACTTAGATGCAGTAGATAACACTACGCTCGTTTTAGGAAACATGAACGTAAGAGCACTCTTTGCTGCGGACGACCCCTTTAATGCGCCGAAAATCGCTGCGAGCGTAGT